ACTTTAGGTTGCTGCGTAGGATAGCTCCCCGGTCCGTTTCCGGGCCGGCTCTACCTAACTTCACGCAGAAACTGTTTTCCGGTTAGTTTCGTTCAGCTGGTCTGGCTCCCATATCGACCCTCGTCTCCTCCGCCTAGGTGAGGTCCCGCTGCCTTGTTAAAGGCCGCATGCAGCACCCGCAATCGCAGGTGTTGTTTGTGCATATCATTGCGCAGGAGAGATCCCCTATGACTCGGGTAGTTCGGTGTTTTGGAACTTAGCCGCACTCCTCGCTCGGAGCGCAGAACCGGGGCGTATACCGTCCCCTCCGGTCGCCAACCGCAACAACCATGGCACACTAATAAAAGCCCGCTGATCAACACCATTAAAGCCCGTAAGGGCCCGGTGGCATCAATGACGGAGGAACAGGAACTATGAATCTCAATCTAACATAGTTTTTGCACCCTACATGAGGGACCATTCTAGGATGATCAGGGCCCCATTTCGAGTATTTCGCAAAGCCGGCTGGACCGAACTCCTTTTCAAACCAGTCTAAGACGGGCTTGGACCAGGAAAATTGCCAGCGAACAACTCTAACGAATTTCTTTGCACTACGTTTCGGTGAGATGAGAGGGGGGAGGGAGGGACGTCCTTGACGTCGGAGAGTCTTAACCAAAGGACCCGGTGTAACGTTGAAAGTATTTGCCAAGTCCCACACGGGGCGAGCAAGAAATTCAAGTGGAACTCCTGTCCAACGCAAGACTCTCTCACGTTCTGACTCTGTGTGCGCCTGGTCGACGATAGGGAAGAGGTCCTCTCTTGGAGGATCTGCAACCACGACTTCGCAGGATCTAGAAACACCGTTTGTGATAGGCGGAACGGGATCTGATCCCCTCCACCGTCTAAACCAGGATTTCTTCATCAACCCGGTAAAAACATATCGAGGTATGTTAGCTATGCAGAAGTCCCTGAGGACTATCTCATGCCTAGCCAGGACCGAGATAGCGTACTGGCGTACACTATGTTTCATCCCTTTCACACCTTTCCACACTTCACCGAGTAGATCTACACAGTCATTACGGAACGGACGGAGAAAAGAGAGGCAATGCCTAGGAACGAGGCGACAAGAGGGTACATGGAAAGGCTGACTATTCAGGTCGAGCCACGTGTCTGAAAAGCCAGTCTTCTGGCGATTAACTACAAGTCCAAAGGTAGAAGTGACTTCTTCCCAGAGCGAGAAGAATTTACGGTTACCATTGAACATGCAGTCATCGCCGTTGAAACGGCCTACCCTCCTAACGCCAGAACCAAAGCTTATGTCGCAGCAGATGTCGTAAGAGACCTTGTTGATAAGACACAGAATGGGAAAGCTAAGTAAGTTTCCCATCATCTGTTTTCTAGTCAACGTAAAACGTGTCTTATGGCTCCTAGACCACAAGTGGAGATCTCCCACTGCTGCCAACATTATGCCTCTCTCTTCCTCAGTAAGATAAGGACTCTCTGCTAATACACTTGTGATAGCCTCAGTTACCCAAGGCAACACATTGTCAGTGGCTGCCGTATAATCGCCGGAGATGAACGACTCTCCCGGCTTACGGTCGCGAACAATAGCTTCGAAATCCTCCTTCTTAACGTCCCCTCTTACACACCAACCAAAAGCCGTAAGGTGATCGTAGAGTGCATCGTGAACAGGGGCTAAAACCCTCTTGACACGAGCACTCTGCATCGTGACCACCCTGAGTTTCCCTTTTGTCTTGGCTACGCCTAATCTTAGCTCGGAGATGTCGCCGTAGCGATTATCTCCGACAGATATGGTACCACCAAGATAAGAAGTTTGCTCAAGGC